TATTGTGTAGATTTGTATAGGTTTTTCTTTACCTTTTACATAAATATCATCTAATCTGTCTAATTTTATGTCTGTTTGCTCTGCTGTTCCTTGAGCAATGACAATATCTTCTCCAACTTCTTTACAACTACTCTCCATTCTTGCTGCTAAATTTACTGCATCTCCTAAAGCTGTAAAGTCAAACCTAGTTTCACTACCCATATTACCGATAACAGCAACTCCACTATTAATACCTATACCAATATCAATACCTAGTCCTGCTTCTCGCATTTTCTTTTTGATTTCTATAGCTGTTAGTATTGCTCTGTCTTCGTGCATATCTAAATCTAAAGGAGCATTGAAGATTGCCATCATTGCATCGCCTATATATTTGTCAACCATGCCTCCATACTTTTTAACTGCATCTGATTGTATAGTTAAAGTTTTATTCATTATATCTGTTACTTGTTCTGGTTCTAGTTTTTCAGATAAAGAAGTAAAACCTCTAACATCTGTAAACAAAAAAGTACAGTATCTTCTTTCTCCACCAAGTTTTAAAAGTTCTGGATTATCTTGTAATCTTTTTACTTGTCTTGGGTCAAGGTAATGTTCAAACTGTTTCTTTATTTGTTGTCTTAGTTTGTATTGAGTTCTAAAGTTTAAATAGAATTGTTGAGTAGCAATAAGTAGCATACTAATTAATGACCAAGTTACATCAATTAAAAATCCTCGTAATATAAAATAGTAACCTAGCCCAGCAATCGAGAGCATCAATGTACCGGCAGATATTAAACCCATGGTAATACCAAAACGATTTATTAAAAATGCTATAAGTAATCCTGAAATGCATAAAATAATTAATTCTACAAATAATCTATAGTCTGGTATGAACGGAGAGTTAATCAAAATACTTTCTGCAAGGGCAGACTGTATCTTGTGAGGCTCTAGTAGCCCATTTGGTGTCGCTAAAGTAGGCATAACACCCTTTGCAGTAACACCTACAAATACAAACTTACCTGCAACATTCATTTCAGATAGTGTAGTTTGTGGTGTATCAACCCAACTAATCCATTTACGACCAAGGCTATCTGTGTTTATTGGATTTAATCCTCTTACTCTTATTTGTTCTATACCATTTTCGTTTGTTTTTATTTGATAAGTTTTACCACCTACCAATACTTTTAAAACCTCAGTACCAAAAGCAGCAACCCAACCATCAGGAGTTTGTTGTAGTAGTGGTAATCTTCTTACAAGGTTATCAACATCTACCGGTGCAGATACAGCACCTTGAGAAGCAGACTCTTGAAGCTCTGGTATATTTTGTAAAAAACCTGTAGCTTTTGGTAAGTCTACATCTGGTCCTAAAATAACAGTACCATGTGTTTTAGGATAAATACCATTATCATATTCTGGCATAGCTAAAATACTAGGAGCATAAGATAAAGTTTCTTTAAAAACTTCATCACCTCCAAACCTATCTGGTTGTGGAAATAAAATAACCCAACCAACACCTAATGCACCTTTGTTAAGTAAATCTATTTGTATCTGAGCTAAGTCTTGTCTAGGAAAAGGATAGCCTCCTCTTTCTCTTACATCTTCTTCTGTGATATTTAAGATTACAAAGTTACCAGATGGTTCTGGTGTTTGTATAACAGCATCAAATGTTTTAAGTCGTAAGACTTCTAAGGGTGTAAAGTTAAATATTAAAGGAAGAGTAAGTATTCCTAATAATAAACTAGCCCATCTCATTAATCTGTCATTCTTCTAGCATTTAAATTAGACTCTATATGATTATGTATTTCATCTAATTTTATACTACCTTCTCTTAAAACAGATTGTAAAGTTGAATACTCTTCATCAGTAAAGTAAGGCTTTAATTGTTCTATATCTGTTACAGTTCTTTCTGTTATGAGTTTACCGGCTCTATCATAAAGAACTTTATAAGCAAGAAGTATTGCTTCTTCTCTTTTCATTATTCAAATCCTGCGAATGTTATATTGTCTTGTCTTCCTCTTAGTCCTGCTTTCATATATGTAGTAGCTCTACCTTCAAAAAAGTTTTGATGTTCTACTCCTGTTACTTCATCAATCCAACCAAGAGGATTTTCTTTTTGATTATAATTAGTCTTAAGACCAAGTTGTAATAATCTTCTATCAGCTATATATCTATTGTAAGCATACATATCTTTCTTAGTTAGTCCTTGTATGTCTCCCATTTCAAATACTAAATCTAAAAACTTATCTTCTAACTCTACCATTTGTCTACAAATATCATAAAGTTCTTTCTTAAAATCATCTGTCCATATTTCTATGTTTTCTTGTATAAACTCTCTAAATAATTTAGTCATAGCCTCTACATGTAATGATTCATCACGAATAGAATAAGTAACTATTTGTCCCATGCCTTTCATCTTTCCAAATCTAGGAAAGTTTAACAGGATTGCAAAGCTACTAAATAATTGTAGACCCTCTGTAAAAGCAGAATAAACAGCAAGAGTTTTTGCTATAGTTTCTTTTTTAGCTTTTGTAGGTTTAAAGTTCCCAACATAGTCATGTTTGTCTGACATCTCTTCATAGTCAGCAAAAGCTTTATACTCTATGTCTGGCATTCCTACTGTATCAAGTAGTAAACTGTAGGCGTGTTGATGTATTGACTCCATATTAGCAAAAGACCCCATCATCATTCTTGCTTCTGGCTTTTTAAATAAAGGCATATACTTATCTATATATCCTGCACCTACATCTACATCTGATTGTGTAAACAATCTAAATATTTGTGTAAGTAAATTCTTTTCTTTGTCTGTTAAATCTTGCCAATCTTTTACATCTGTATGTAGTGGTACAGATTCTGGCATCCAATGCATTTGATTTTGTAATACATAGTAATCAAACATCCATGGATATTCAAATGGTTTATAATAATCTCTATTGCCCAACAAACTCATATCTATTCTCCTTTAGTATTTTTAAGTTTTCCGTTGCCTCTGCATACTCTTCAAATAATTTAGCTACAGTTTTTACTGTACTAGGATGGTCAGCTACAGCTACACCCTCTCTAAAATATAACTGAAGATTACATAAAGCTTCTGATTGTTTTGCTAAGTATCTATCATACAAAGCATCATATAATTTTTCTTTTATCATGTTATCCCTCACATGCTATACATTCCACTTCATCTAACCTGATTCTTGGAACTTTAATGTTTACATTCTCTACACTTCTAGCTGCGTTAGACCTAAAATAATAGAGTGATTTAAGTTTATTCATACCATACCAATGCACATCATTTACATATTGCATATAGTCATCATGTATTTGTTGACTCTCTGTTGCTTTTGGTAAAGTAAAAAATAAATTTACGGACTGTGCTTGACATATAAACTGTTGTCTTTGATATGCATGTTCTACAATCCATATTTGATTTATTTCATTTGCTGTTTTAAATATTTCTTTTTCTTCATCTGTAAGAATATCTAAGTGTTGGACTGAGCCATCATTACCTGATATATCTTTCCAAAGATTTTCTAACTTCTTACCTTTTAATCCTTTCGACTTAAAAAGCTTTTCCAAGTATTTGTTCTTAACTTGATAACTCCCTGATAAAGTTTTATGAGTATAGCAATTAGCTCTATAAGGCTCAATACTAGGAGAAGTCCCACTACATATAATCCCACTACTAGCATTAGGAGCAATAGCCAGTAGATTAGCATTTCTACGACCTGAACCATGAATGTCAGGAGCTTCGCCCCTTTCAACAGCCAACTCTTTAGTAGCCTCATTAGCTTTTGATTTAATATATGTGAAAGCTGTGTGGTTAAATCCAGTTGCGAAAATACCCTCAAAAGGTATGTCCCTAGACTGTAGATATGCATGAAACCCCATTGCACCCAAGCCGAGACTTCTCTCTCTATATGCCGAATAGGCAGATTTAGTATATCCTTCTTTACCTTCTCTAACATATGTTTTAAATCGTTTAAAATTTGCACTATATTCTCCTAGTTGAGTTGTATCTATAGCATTGTCAATATAATGTTGTAATACATTATCAAGCATAGTTATTAAGTCTTTAATAAAGTAATCATTCTTAGACCACTTATCAAAGTTTTCTAAATTTACAGAAGATAAACAACATACTGCTGTTCTTTCTTCATCAGTTGGTAAAGTAATCTCTGAACATAAATTACTTTGTTTAATTTTTAAACCTAAATCTTTTTGTCCTTTTGGTAAATGTTTATTACAAGTATCAATGTTAATCATGTAAGGTTCGCCGGTTTCAGCACGAGCATTTATTATTTGCCACCATAAATCTCTAGCATTAATAACCTTTACAGCTTCATTAGTTTTAGGGTCAATCAATCTCCAATCTTCATCATTCTTTACAGCTTCTAAAAATGCATCGTTAAGATTAACTCCGTTATGTAGATTTAAATTTTTTCTATTTATGTCTCCACCTGATTCTTTACGCATGTTTATAAACTCTTCTATCTCTGGATGAGATATATCCATATATGCAGCATAAGAACCTCTTCTGGTTGTACCTTGATTAAAGGCTAACATCTGAGAATCAACTACATGCATGAATGGAATTGAACCAGTTGAACGACTGCCATGAGCAGTAGGTATACCATTGCTCCTAACATCTCCCCAGAATCCACCGATACCTCCACCCGAACTAGCCAACCATATATTTTCATCGAAGTGAGCAGATAAACCATCCCTGCTGTCAGGTACATAATTAAGAAAGCAAGAGATAGGTAGCCCACGAGTTGTTCCTCCGTTACTAAGTATAGGAGTGCTAAACATGAACCACCTGTGGGAACTGTAATCATAAAGTCTTTGAGCCAATTCATAATCTGTTTCTCCTTTAAATGTTGCTCCAAATACTGAAGCTCTGGCGAAAGCTTCTTGAGCATGTGTTTCATTATCCCAAAAATATCTATCTTTGAGTGTGTCTAAACTAAATCTATCAAAGTTTTTTTCTCTGTCATAATCTATAACAATACCTAAATAAGGTTTACTTCCTATCTTATCTTCTACCATCTTGCTCCTCTAAATATAATGCAATAATTGCATAGTGTATAATCTTTAACAGTTCTGTTCTTTTATCATCTTTCTTGCCATATCTCATAGCATACTTCATAACATTACCAATACTAAAACCTTCGCCATGTCCGGCATCTATAATCATATCTGTAGCTTGATACTTACCATTAGAATAGTGTTGAGTATAAGTACTATTAATATAATCTTCTACTAAATTTAAAATTTTATCTTCTTTAAATTTATAATTTATTTGTTTTTTCATAAAAGTTCTTTTACTTTTATGTCAGGATTTCTTTTTACTTGTTTGTAAAACCATCTCAAACTATAAGCACTTAACATAAATTTATTATTTGCAAAGATATGTGTTTGTTCTGGTAAAAACTCATGTAAGTTCTTTACATTTATTTTAGTTTTATCTTCTCCATCCGGTGTCATAGTTCTTAACCAAGCTATTAATAAATGTTCTGCTTTCCTTCTTAACTGTTTAGACTTCTTGCCATTCATAATTCTTTACCAGTTGCCAGTATCTTAATATACTATTAAACATTTCTTTATGTTTCTCATGTGATTCTGTGTCCCATATATGACAAAGAACTAAACTTGTATCTGCCCTATCTACAAAGATAGAAACTCTTGTAGGCTCATCTATATTACAACCTTGAGCATAAGCAGAAAGTTGCATACCATGTTCATCATAAACTAATTTAGCAGGGTCTTTACCTTCAAGATTATCTTTAGTTTTAAAATCCACAAATATTCCTGACTTAGAATATAAGTCTATCTTACCACCATAACCTTGATTAGCACAAAAAGAATCTTCTGCTATCCAGTCTTCATTAGGAAAGTTTTTATCTAACCATGCTTGTATAATTTTATAAGGTCTTGATTTACTTTTACCGACAAAACCTTTTTCTATTTGAGCATGTATTTTAGTTCCTTCTTTTGCAGCTTTTGAACCAATCTGTTTTGCATCAGCCTTACATCTATACACAAAAGAATCCATAGACTCTTCATCTCCTATGTCTAAAGTAGCTGCAGATTTTATAGCTTGAGTTATCTTCCAGTTCTCTAATGCAGGTTTAGCAACCATGCTAAGAATAGTAGTAACAGAAGGAACAAGTCCTATGCTTTTAGCATCTCTTAGTGTGGTGTTTCTCTCTTTACCATTAGCACCTATGATGGTGTACATGGGTTCTCCCTCAAGAGAATACCAATGTCCGGACTCGGATGTAAACTTATTATACTTGTCTAATTCAGTTTTGTCAAGGGGTTTGTTCATTTTTTAGGTCCTTAAATGTTTTATATACATCTGAAGTAAATAATTTTTGTATACTAACTAACCACATCCTACTAGCATTGTGGTCTCCACCACTAACAGACTTTTTAAAATCTAATTTATCTATAAGTTGTTTTAGTTTAGGTATGTCAAAAATAAGTGTGCAAAATATATTATCATCTATACATAAATTATGAAACCAGTAGTCTGCTTCAGTAGTTATTATACCAGATGGTTTTCCGTAAGACTCATACTCAATACAAATATTACCTGTTTTCATCCACATTCCTCTTTCAGATTTTACTTCTATCTTTTTATTTACAAACATATCTATAATTTTTTCTTCTTTTATAGTTCCGTACTGTAAATCTATATCAAACTTCTTTCTATCTTTCTTAGTGGGTTTCACTCCAGTTACCTCCAATTTTATATTGACCGGTTAAGTTACACCTCATATTAAATTGGTCTGTTACTTTTTCTATACACTCAACACCAATTCTACCAACACAATCTGCTTGAGATTCTTTGACTTCTAACTGCCATTCATCATGTATATTTGCAACAAACTTAGCATCAAAAGTATTTAATTTAATTAGTTCATGTAAATTAATCATAGCTTGTTTCATAACAATAGCACCACTACCTTGTAATAAAGTATTAAGTGCTGAATGCTGACTTCTAACATATATTCTTCTACCATCTATACCTTTTAAGAATCCACGATTAGAAGCTTGTTGTACTCTATCTCTTAATTTTTTAAGAGCCGGTAAGTTTCTAAAGAATCTTTCTTTTAATGCCTTACCTTTTTTAATATCACCATTTATTATCTTACCTATCTTAGCATCTCCTGCACCATAAACCAAAGCGTATATAAATGTTTTAGCTTGGTCTCTAGTTTTTAATCCTGCAAGTTCTTGATTGGTTGAATGTATGTCTCCATTAACAACTTCTTCAATGTAATCAATATCATTCATGTAATGTGCTAACATTCTCAATTCAAGTCCACTAGCATCAATACCAACTAATCTATAGCCTTCAGGGACTGTCCAACAAGAACGACACTCTTTACCATAAGGGCTACCTAAGTTTGGAACTTGAGCCATATTAGGACTTCTATGTGTCATCCTACCTGTAATAGTTCCGTTAGGTATAACTCTACCATGAACTCTATCACCTTTTAACTCATCTATCCATGATGAGACTTGAGCTATTCTCTTTTGATATAAGAGAAAGTCTGCTATAAGTTTAGCTTCTTTAATGTGTTCAATCTTTTTAAGAGTTGCTTCATCAACAATAGGTTGTCCAGTAGGAGTAAATCTTTCTGGCATCCAACCAAAGTCAATAAGATATTCTCCTATTTGTTTACGACTACCTAAATTAAACTCTACTAACTTTTGTCGCATGAAAGGTTCAAAGTTTTCTGTATTTAAACAATTAGTATACTCTTCATCTGTCAAACCTCTTTGACTTAGTTCTCCATTTTTTTTAATGTAAGGCGTAACTATCCTGTCATCAACTAATTTAGGCTGAAATGTTTTTTGTACTTCATCTTCTACATCTGCCATCTTTTGACTTAGCTTTGCTAATAAAAGCATTGCTTGTTTACTATCAAAATAAAATCCGTTTCTTTCTTGTTCTAACATTATCGAAGCAACTTTGTGTTCTAAGTTAGTAGCCTCAGAACTAAAGCCTCTACCTTCATCAAGTAAGTATTTGTAAACAGCTTCATTCAATATTACATCTTGCTCACAATAATCAAGCATCTGTGGAGAATAGTTTTCAAACTCTGGTTGTTCTTGTTTAGGACATGATAGTTTATAACCCCATGTTTTTAGGCTGTGTCCATTTTCTCTGATTGGATTATAAAGTCTTGACATGACAAGAGTATCTACTATCTTGCCTTTGTATTTAAAGTTGTGAAGTTTTTGTAGAACCGGTAAATCAAAACCAATTATGTTATGACCTATAAGAGTTTTTGCCTCACCTAAAAAATTTAAACCCTCTTCTATTTCATTAGGAGAAAATCTATGTACTGTACCATCAACTTCTTTTGCAACAATACACCATACTCTACTTGCATCTAAGTCATCTGTTTCTATGTCAAATACTATTTCAGAAATCTTCTGCATGGAATGTCTCTTCATCTGTTATTTCATGTAATCTACCTGTATCAATATCATATCTTAAACTACATGCCATGCCTGTATCTCCGGTATATCTTGATTTAAGTACCCTAACTTTAGTAATGTTTGCTTCATCTGGATTTTCTGCCTGTTGATTTCTTTCTAATGCTATCACACAATCGGACAACTGTGCAATTCCTTGAGAACCTTTTAGGTGAGAAAGGGACACTTGTATTCCTTTTTCGTGTCCCCTGTCTCCCTGTGCTCTACGCAAGTGTGATACTAATATCATACCAACACCTGTCTCCTCTACTAAACTTCTTAGTCTGTTCATTAACATATCAATACCTCTTCTTTCATCTCCTTCAGTCAGCACATTGACAAGCATGTGTAGGTGGTCAACCACTACCCAATCACATTCACAACCAACAATAATATATCTTAGCTTAGAAAATATTTCATCTATATCTGTAGCTCCTAAGTGTGCATGAATAAATACTCTACCTTTTTGTATAGCTCTATCAAACAAATCCTGTAACTCATCATTAGTATAGTTCTCTCTTTTCTCAGATAAATATATCCTATCATTTGCTTCAATAGATACAATACCATCAGCAGTACGCAACCAGTTTTCTTCAAGTGCTATGATACCTACATTATCTTTTGTATTCTTTATAAGATGATGCTCAAGTTCTCTAGTTACACTAGACTTACCAAGACCTGTTCCACCTGTAAGAGTAACAAGTTCGCCTTTACGCATACCATATAACTTTTTATTTAATCCTTCCCAAGGATAAGCAATACTTTCTTTTACTTCTCTATTGAGCCAATCATCTTTTTTACTAGATAAATCTAAAATGCCGGATGGTGTATATGTCTTAGCTTCCCACCAAGCATTAGAAAACTCTTGAAACTTTTTCTTAGCTAACATTTCGTTAGCATCTTTATATCCGTTAGGTAAGTTTACTATCTTAGCTTTACTAGGTTTTAATATTCTAGCAACTTGTCTTGCTGATTCTATACCTGCCTTGTCATTATCAAAACAAAGAACAACATTATCAAAGCTCTCAACAAACTCAATGCTTTCTCGTATATCTTTAACTGCCGATGAAGCTCCTCGTTTTATTGATACAACACTAGACTTACCTTGCATCAATTCATAAACTGCCATTGCATCACATTCTCCCTCAGTTATGGTTAAATATTTACCACCTTTGTTGCGATACAACTGCTCTCCAAACAATCCTGTACCTTGAAATGTACCATTACATGCAAAGTTTTTATTATCAACATACCTAGTCTTAGTAGCAACAATCTCACTACCATTATGATATGGGTATATGTGTTGCTTGACTTGACCATTATGGTCTTTAACTATTTTAACTCCAAACTTTCTAGCTGTTTTTTCAGATATGTTTCTATCTGTAAGAGGTGCGTACATTCCTGTATATGAATTTAAGAAAGATGTCTCAGGCTGTTTCATGGGTACAATAGTATTATCATTTGTACTCATATCATCTGCATTATCGTAGTCTGGTATGAAAGCGTTGCAACTAAAACATTTAGCTGAACCATTATCATTAAGTGAAACTGCATCGCTACTACCACATTTAGGACAGGGTAAGTGATGCTTTATAAATTTTGTGTTCAATTCTATCTCCTTTAAAAAGTGAGGCGTTGTTCATACTAATACGAGTTCATGTGTTGTAATAACTCATGACTGTTGATTTACATAGAACTGGATTTATACTTTAATAGCTATCCACTTTTCTGCTAACCTCATGCTAGTTTATTTTAAGGTTCTAGCAAACCTTTTTATGAGGTTAGGACTCCTCTTCTGTGGAAGATTCATCCTCGGTCATTCCCTCATCAGG